CTTGGAAGCGAGCTGTGGGACGGCTCAATCAGACGGCTGACTGTCAGTATCTGCTCTGACCCGGACGGAACGGTCCCGGCTGTCTGGCTGGGGTCCGTGCATGGAGATAACACGAATGCGCTGAAAATCCATGATATGCGCATTGAACACTGCCCGTTCTCGCTGGAATGCGGGTTTATTGAACATGTCCGGTTTCTTTCAGGGAAAATCGAAACGCGCCGCAAAAAAGATGCAACCCACTATGTCGTTAAAATTAATGATACTGCCACGCGGTACATCTTCGACAATATGCAATTTGTTACCACCCCGACGACAGAAACCCCGTTTTTGTATGACCAGGGGAGATGGCCAAAATACAGTAAGTGCGAGTTTACCATCGGGGGCCTCACCGGGTTTTATCCCGGCGTTCGCTGGATTTACCGTGAACCCACAAAATCATCGAATGCAATATTTAAAGCCATTACGATAACCGGGCCAATGGCGGCAGATGGTGGTGATCCGAAGAAATATCCGATGTATCTGGCGAGCTATGATGCGTTTGACGGCTCAGTAATCTGCCAGGATACGTACTACATTCCCGACAGCGAAGGGAAGTATCAGGAATTTCATCCGACAAACCAGGGATTGTTTGCCCTTGGTTATCAGACAAAATTCGGGATACTGCATCTCAACACCAATGATATCTCTAAAGTGGCCGGTGCGATCTTCTATGCCCGTGAAGGCGAGTATAACCTGGGCGAACTGTCGATATCCGGGGCGCCTTATAAGCTCCTTCAGGGCGTCTCGCTGGGGAATATCATTTCTCTTGGTGCACTCGCGAAGACGGTAACAACCGGGGACGTCGTGATATACGGCAAAGAAACCATCATGATGACGGCAGCAACCACACTGACTGCATTAACCGGATTTACCGGCCAGACCGTCCGGGTGGTGAGTTTTGTCGACGGGAGCGTTATTCAGAACAACGCGCGGATAAGCACAGGCACCGGCGCGGACGTACCAATGGTTAAAAACAAGTTTTATACACTCACGATGCTGTCAAATACCACAGCCACGAAAGACTAGAGGTCACGATGTCATTTAAATTAACCAAAACGTTTGACGCAAACTTAACCACCGATACCGGAATGAGCCTGGGTAAGCAGCAGGTTACGTTAGAAGTCATCTGCGCCATTGTACTGATACACATCATGCCTGACGGCACGGCCAGGGCAACGATTACGTCATCAGCCAATGGCGGCGACCCTGTACAGACGGATATTTTTGAGTTCAGCTACTCAATGTCATCTGGTGTGGGAATTTACGATCAGGCGCTGGCGCAGATACTGGCGAGTGAGAAGTATGCCGGAGCTGTTTCTGTATAAAGTAGCCCGCCAATGATGAGTTGGCGAGATTTTTCAGATAACTATGCCGCCAGCATATTTTTCGCTATTGAGCAGGTTACTTTCAGCCTGCTCAAACAAGCTCTTCCCGCCTTCCAGTGTGTAGTTAAACTCAAACTGATCAACCTGTTTTGGCGGTTGTCCGCTCACTGATGCCGATACCGAGGCGTAGGCTGTGCTGTCGTCAATTACCTGAATCAACGTGATTGTATAGGTCACATCCACAGTGACCTGAACCGAGCCAATCGCCGTGCCACTGTCTGCAATAACGCTGGCCTCCAGCGTTTTATTTATTACAAAAGACATGAGATTACCTCATTCAGCAAATAAAATTACCCGCCCACAGGGCGGGACATAAATCAGACCACATTACCCGCTGCGTCAACCCATCCGTTATTTGCCGCATTACGCCAGATGGGTTTATTCAGCGTGGTATCGAAATATTCCATACCGGGAAACGCTGTACTGAATGGACGATTTGCGCTGGTTCCGGTGAGCGACCTGACCGGGTCTCCCACCTCATGCCAGAATGACCCCGTGTAGTACAGCTCCAGCGTCTTCCCTACCGTCCCCTGAACATCTTTACCGCCACGCAGAACAATATTGCTACTGTGCTGTATCGTGGTTGCATCGTTTGAAAATGTAATCAGCAGGCGCTGATAGGGCGTGCCGCCGGTAATATTGGTAATAGTGGTGGCTGTCGTGTTGTTAAAATTGAGGATGTGGTACGACTCATTCCCTGAGCCTGACCCGTGAATAATGCTCGGCGTCGGTGTGTTTGTCGAAAATGAGATTCGACCTCCTGCCGCTCCGCGACCAAATATTTCACGGGCTTTATCATCAATCTGCGTGGCATGCGCCTGGTTAAAAACAGGATGCTCAAGATACTGGCGTTTTGAAGGGACGCCGTCTGAAAAAGAGCGAATTCCAAAGCCCTGCGCTTTGCCGTAGTCACTAACCGTGCGGAAATGCGGACGACGAATTAACAGGTTATCGACATTTTGTGCATCAAATCCAATACCATTACGGGACAGGTTAAACGTCGGTGTATCCAGTTCAATTCCATCACCATTTGCAATATAAACACCGTAACTGTCTGGAGAGTGGTCGTCAACAGACCCACAGCCAGTAAAGTAGTTCTGCTTAAAATTAATAGTGCGAGCCAGGTCAGTGCTCACGCCACCATCTTCCAGAATATTATCTATTCTGAGCCCGTTTTTTCTACTACCCTCATGCTGCATGCCGGTACAACTGAAAGAAATTACCCCGCCATCCAGCCACATTCCGTAGTGGTCTGCGCCAGAAGTTTGTCCGCCAGTAAAAACTAAAGGTCCTAAAGTCCCGTTAGCTTTTTCACGACGCCCGGCGCGGATACCATACCCCATCTTCATCACGTTGACATTCAGGTACTGTTTCATATTAATCTGACCAATAGTGTCGTCAGATTTAATATTCAGACCGATTCCAGTACATGAACCATCTCCTGTAGCAGGACCACGGATAAGGCCAAGGATATGCATGGTTTCCCATGTAGTGGCTTCTGTTATTCCGTTGCCCGCCGGATTGAGCACCTTTACAGTGTACCTTTCCAGCTTCATCGCTCCCTGACTGCCCTGCAATAAAAGAACATCTGAGCTGTCCTGGCTGCCGATTAAATTCAATGAAGACAGTTCAAAATACCCGCCCATTGCTGCCGGGTTGGAAATACTGAATTCTCCAATCATTGATATTAACGGCGAGTTTTCTCCGGGGATATGGAAAATCGCAGACCCCTGACGCTCCACATCTCCGGTTGCATGTCCAAGCACACTGCCTCGAATTGTCAGGCGGCCAGGGCGGTCGGTCCAGTCTGGATTTTTTACAGGGTCATAATGTAAATAAAGGGACCTGCTGGCAAATTTCCCACTAAAAGGGAGAATAATATCTACCCCATGATAATGCGCCTCAGAGAACATTCGCTGCAGGTTAGCGGTGTTATCTGTGCCGTCTATCAGACGTTGTGTTACCGGGTCAAAGACTGCATCAGGTTTGCAGTTGAAGTCCCAGGGGGAGATGATTTCGTCCAACATTTCGGCTATGGGACGACGTACGGCACCTCTGTACTTTTTTTTCCATGAGACTAAATCGGCGCCTTCGTCTGAACCCAGGTTTGAGCGAAGGGCCGCGTCACCGATGTTCGACCATTTCCCCGTGGGGTTTGCAGCCGACCACACACCGCCATCGTTCTCAGGAGAATCCCCGGCAATGACGTGCTCAAGCTCACCAAGGTATTTGTACCAGGAGCCATTGTAGTAGACGATTTGCTGGCGATTATCTACAGCCAGACCAACAGCCCAGTTGCCAAGCTCCTGCCAGCCGATAGCTGCAACTGCCTGCTCGCCGCGACCAGTGATGTAGTCGATAAAGCGGCTGAAGATCATCTCCATGCCGTGCCAGGTTTTGCGAAGCACACCTAACCGGTCCTCTAACTCCTCTTTTGTCCTGTCGTTAACGAATTTATCCACGTTTTCAGCGTTATCGTACAGGTCCTTTACGGCGGCGGAACCTAAAGGATTTTTCGTTTTATATGTGCTCATAGTCGCCCTATAACAAAAAAACCCGCCGAAGCGGGTTGTTGAGAGTTATTTCTGTTTTATGCAATGTCGCCGGGATAACTGGCGTTGTCGTAGTCGTAGAAGGATGCGCGGTACTCTTTGGCGGTAACCTGACACGTCCCGTCTGATTGTGGGGCAATCTCCTCAACAATGGCGTCATAGACATGACGCGTTGAGCCGCAGAACACCAGGCGGACTGGCTCAATGGCTGGTGAAGTCTGATCAATCTTCAATGGGTCATCAAAATCATTCAGATGGGGAACGGACAACTGATAATCCCCCACTCTGCTCGCTACCATCAGACCGGATGCAGAGCCATCCTGATAGCGGATCAGCGCACGGGGGGTTTCGAAAGACCAGTCAAGCGGCTCCGTAACGGTAAAGGTTGTCACGTCACCAGCCGTTGTCATCGCCTCCACCAGACAGGAAATCGTGTTGTTCCCCGGAATATCATCCGTGAGCACGATGCGATCGCCTGCGTTGTAGCAGAGCGCATCCAGCTCGGTGGTGGTCTGATATGTAACCCGCTGCTGCAGGTATTTCATCAGGCGGCGCATGCCGATCTGGTAGGCGTGATCCTGAGAAAGTACCCCATCGAGTTTGTAGTTCTCGATTTTCACCGGTGTGGGATTATCGGGTGTCCGACATTTAACAGTCTCCTCCGCCCAGGTGACGCCGTTGATGTACGTCACGTCGACACCATCAAAATCATCGTCGGACGGCACGGTAAATCCGCTCTGCAGCTCCTCCACCATCTCATGCGGCGTTATGATCCCCGTCCAGGGCTTAATCCCCTCGCGGTTGACCGTCGCCAGGCCATCGCTTAACAGGAAGCGGGATTTCCCGGCACTGGCTATCATCTGCAGCATTTCCAGCGCCGAGATACTGTCGCCGGTGGCGAAATCGAAATTTTCGCCCCGTGGCGTCCAGTACGCGGACTCCAGCGCGTTGATGGTATCGACGTCCATCTCCAGCCCCAGCGAGCTCCCGACATGCAGCAGCGCCCCCGAAATGGTTCTGGCCGTTCCTGAGTCATAGGACCGCGTTGCCACAACGTTTACGCGGCGGTCCGACTGAGCTGCCAGCTTCCCGCCCGTCTCAACGGTCACCGCCATCAGCGACACATCGGGATAGGATGAAGGACGTGTCAGCAGCCGCCCACGCAGTGCCTGCCAGTACATCGAATCCCTGGCGTTGTTTGAGCCCTGCTCATTGCGCCGACGACAGCGAACTTCCACCAGCCCCGGAGAACTGAGGGTGATCCGCTCAGTGAAACCTAACCCGTTGATGTTTTTCAGCGCGTACTCGCCCTGGTGACTCACCCACCCCGATCCGGAACCGTAGACGCGATACTGAATCTCCCACTCAACGTGGCGAATCCGTTTTTTGCCCTTACTGTCAAAGCCACAGATGCCGTTCGGGAAAGAGAAATTCACTTCAAACGCATCCACCACTTCATTCTCAGGGCAAACCAGGAACGGCCCCAGCCAGCTCAGCGTGTCGTTAAGACCAGTGGCCTCATAGTCGATCATCGTCCTGGCGCTGAATCCCGGCCACGACTCATCAACGGACCCATTAACCAGGCGCGCCACTGTTGCCGTTGTGCCGTCGGCAGAGACGATCTGGTACTCATTCCCGCGGTGAGCAAGTGAAAGCCGTTGCACACCTTCAGGCATGCCCGAGAATGCGGTTCCCGTAGTGCTGTTATACGCAAGCGTCACGTTTGCCGTTACCGCCGGGCTACCGCCGGTTGATACCGTGCCGGAGGTGTAAACCGGGGCATCACCGAAAACGGCTGCAGGCAGCGAGGAGGATGTGATTGCCCCACCCACGTAAGGACTGGCCGCCTCGGTTATCAGTACGGTACCGCCGTTGTCCCGCGCGACCAGGCCGGATCCAGTGAGCCCCTCGGTGATAGCCGCCAGCAGTCCCGACATCGAGATGTAGTTCGCTACCAGCGACACCGTATAGGTAGTGCCCTGCCATGTGATCATGAACGTACTGGAGCTGGTCGAAAAATCGTAGGTGACGGGAGCCGTACTGGCCTGAATTTTTGCTGCACTGCCACCCTCGCCAGGCACCGCCTCCTGACCCGGGGTATAGGACGCAATGACGAGGTCATAATCGACACTGTTGAAACTCAGCGTCACCGGCATACCCGCTACGGGAGCAAGTTCGGTAAGCAACGAGCTGGCAAAAACACTGTAACCAGAAGAGGTGGAGATCAGATAATTTGTCGGCGCCTTAATTTCTACTATGGTCCCCGTAACCCAGCTGTCCGGGAGAGAATTATCATCCTCGTCGTCATCGTCACCATCATCTGTATCAAGCCCTGTAAACGTTACGGATGGACCAGAAACCGTCATGCTGTCAGCGATAATATCGTCGGAATCAGGTGAGGTCTGGGCCATATCCAGCCCTGTTCCGCTTGAAGTACCACCCACCTCTGTCGAGTTGAACCAGTTCTCGCTGCGCTCATCGCCGGAAACATCCGCGCCGGGCGGGTAATGGGTACTGCTGAAACCCGGCAGCGTTGAAGCTGGCGTACTGCCAACCCGGATATCACCATTGGTATAAATCAGTTCACCGACACCGAGACACAGCAGCATCTGAACGCGCATTTTCGTAGGATCAGCAGCGTCGAACCGGGTCACAGGCTGGACCACATAATCAGGGTAGATACGCACCCGGCCAAACACCTCGCGAATCGGATCACCCAGCTTTGCGGTATTTGCCTTCGCCGGGTTCAGGTCGAGACTGCGCCCTGTGGATGAGGTATAGCCACCCGTATCGATGGTGCTCATCATAAACAGAGAATAGGCTGCAGCGGCAACGGAGATGCCGACACCTATCCACGCGATGGTGGCGGCCTCCAGCCCGAAGGGCACCGGATAAAGCCGGACATCACTTTCAGGGTGGATCACGCAAGTAGCCCACTCGCCTGGCGGAATGGACAGACCGTCAACCTCAATGGTTAACGGCGGTACATCCCGATCCTCGTAACCTTCAACATTCACCGCCAGCCAGTTTCGAAGGCTGGTTACGCCATGCTCATGCGTTTCGAGAGGTTCACCGGGAAGCCGGGACGGGTAAAAACGAATGGTCATTGCCAGAACTCCACTTTGACAAATCGCCGCTTAAACCGCGCTAACGGAAGAAACGTTACGTTAGAGCCTGGATTGCATTCCGCCACATGCAGCAGGCCATCAATACTGACGACAATCCCCACATGGGTGACGGCTGAGCCGGAATAGCAAGCCACGCCAGCCCCTTCGCAGGGGTCGCAGCGCTCCAGGGTAAGCATCATTTGACGCGCCTCCCGGTCGAGGCCGCCGTCGTCTTTCGTGACCCCGGCAAAATCAGGCCAGAGAGGCAAGCCCAAATCGCGGCGTATCTCGTTCACAATGCCAAAGCAGTCGAGATCCGGCCATGAGCGCCCGCCCTTCAGCCAGGTGACTGAACGGTATTTATCAGGGTTAAACATGATGGATTCCTTAGCTGATATAACGTAGTCCGGGAAAGACAGGGAGCGTGTAGCGGTAACGCGGCCAGGCCATATCGAGGACATTCATATAGCCCGCAGTGATTTGCACCTCTGTAGCCGTCCAGTAACCCGACTTGATTTTCAGCGTATACGGTACCGCCGCAGGCGCGGCTAAATCCGTGGAGATAAAACTGCGGTATGTCAGCGATGCAGACAACCTGTTAGCCAGGGCATTGCGGATCGTCGTGGACACAACACCATCAACATTGCACAGGGCGAATTTCAAATCTTGCGTACCGTCCGCGTTGCGCGCCGGCAGCGCAATGTCAATCGCGCAGGCGGTAAACGTTACGGTATTGCCGCTCTCCGTCGTCGCCGTAATATCCTCATACCCCTGGCACAGGTAGTGAACATCTGAGCCAACGGTGATCTGCAGCGTTTCAATGATCACCTCCGGCCCGCTGCTGGCATAGAGCCTGTTAAGCCTTGTCATGATTTTTACCCAATAAAAAAGGCCACCCGAAGGTGGCCTTAAAAATTGGTGTCGAATGTGGGTGTACCCTCACCGGCAGGATCGCTATTCCTCACTTTATTTCACGCTCCGGCTACGGAGCGGCATGAAGGACTTTCCCACAAATCGACACAGGTTATTATGAAGGTGAAACGGTTTTAATCAAGCCTTTGGCCACTCCCTGTTAACTGCAAGATCAAGAATATCGCTGTTCACAATGAAGTCAGGGAACTCGGCCCAGCCAGGCGGAAGGATTGGACGCTCCCATAATTCCAGCGTTGCACTATATCGCCAGTATTTACCGCCCTCTGGTGTCGGTCCCTCGTATATATCGACAAACCTACAGACATAATCTTGCGCACCTAAAGGGGTAAGGAGCGGCATGTTGAACCAGTCAGCCCCATCGGTAATGATGTCTCGGTACCAGGCTTCGAAAAGCTGTGCCTGACCATCAGTAAAGATCCATGAAACTGGCGTTTGAGTAGGAACCGAAGTATAAGCTCGCCTTTGTCGCCGCCTGCCGGTAACCATCGCTGTACTTTTTAGCGGAGAAGTCGCTTTAAGACCAAAGTTCTCCTTCAATGGGCAAGGGAGATAATCCTTCGGGTAATTGAGATTAGTTGAAATTGCCATCAGCTAATTTTCCTCCCCGAGGTAGTTTTCCCCATCAGAGCCTTATGTAAATCACCCTGACCGGTAGCAATAGACTGAACAGCTTTTTGATACCCCATCTGAGCACCATCGGATGCAGCTTTCTTCATCATGGCAATTTGAGCATCGGAGGGATCACCGTTGACATAGAAACTCATACTCGGCGCATAGGTTGCCCCCCCTGTTGACTGGTTTGCTACTCGATCCAGAGTGGCATCCAGTTTGGCGCTGGTTTTAGCTGTCGTAACGCGCTCACCTTTTTGCAGGAGCCAGGTTCCTGTTTCGGGCACAGAGTCGATACCGTCGTGGGCTTGGCCGTGCAATGCCGATCCGATCGCCGTCATGAATACGCCAGCTGCTGCAGCTGCTGCAATTGCTTGAGCCGGAGCCACCGCCGGGCCAACGTAAGGAACACCTATCCATTGCGTGAAGGCATTAAGCGCCGCCATTGCTACCTGAGCAGCGGCATATTGCAGCATTGCCGCACCTACAGACTGTATAAAGGTCGCTGCAAAATCTTGAGCGTTCAACTTTCCAGTTTCTGCCCAAGTTATAATCATGTCGGTCATGCTGCTGAATGTTTGCGCCCCAACCTGCTGCATTGTTGAGTACAAATCCATCGCAGCAGTAGCCTGTGCAGCAAAACCAGAAATTAACCCAGCACTGTAATCATTCTGTAGTTCATCCTGTTGCTTATAATAATCATTTTGAATTTCTAGCCTCTTATTCAGTGCATCCTGCAAAGCTTCAGTTTCAGCGTCATAAAGACTTTTAGAAATATCACCGGATTGGTATTGCTTTAATAAATCCTCGCGGCTCCTCTCATATTCCTGCTGAATACTGTTGCGCTCTTGCATCCGGCTACGTTCTCGATCTCCAGAATAACGCCCAATAAATTCGCTATCATATCCCTGCTTAATTAATTTATTCTGTCTTTCAAGGCCTGATACGTATTCAGCTACTTTCGCGTTTTCCTGATTAAGGCGTAATTCTTCCTTTTTGGAGTCTAGGAACTTAGCCGCATCTCGAAGTTGGTTTTTTTGCGCCTCTGATAATTTCTGTAGGTTACCACTTGTTATATCAAAATTTACTTTTTCAAGCTCTGTAACTTCTGCAGTTTTTTTGCCAGTAGTTTCAATGAGAGCGGCTTGTTTTTGTAAATCAAGAAGGCGGCTTTTAAAAGCATTTTCAGTTGGGTTGCTTTTTGTAGTTACCTTCTGATTTGATTCCCCTTTCCCAAGTTTATAATCGTCACCTTTTGGTGGTTGTATTCCCATATCAGAGAGAAGCGAAGTTAACCCATTAGCTCCTTTCTCTACTTCCTCTGGGGTTAAACTGGATTTGATGGCTCGAAGGAACTGAAGGCGTTTACTTAAAAAATCTAACTCATCTTTTTGTTCTTTACTTTGATTCCCTCTTTTATTGAGGAACTCAATGCGCTGCTCAATATCATTTTCGTCAGCTGAATCATAGTTACCTGATACCGCACCGATCCTAGAGCGGGTGTAAGAAGCAATTGCTCCAAGCCCACCAGCAATACGGCCTACAACACCGGCCAAACTGATCGCCTCGCCTACCAGGTCGGATAGGCCCTGTAGGATAGCAGGGTCAGTGAAAACATCATGGATACTATCAAGCCCGTCCTGTAGAGGTGATAAATCTACTTTTGCCAGGCCAGACGCAATTTCCATTTTTAAGCCACGGGCGCTCGTCTCAATATCCTGAAAAAACTGATTAACTTTAACTAAGTTATCTATATCTTCCTGCGGCGGAGCTACGCCAAAATCCTTTGATAACTGAAGAAACTGCTTTAGCTTTTCGTTGTTGTTGTCAAACAACGGCAGCATTTTTGACAGGTCATTCCCTAAGCTTTCAAGGATATTGGTTTTCCCAGCCTGAGTGGGTATTTTCTGTAATGCCGAACTAATAGCCAGCAACTGTTTATCAGGGGATTGCTGAGCCAGCTTCTGAGCTGAAAGCCCGAGTGTGTCCAAAGCCTGCGCAGCCTCACCTGATTTGTTCAGGACCGCATCGCCGACTTTATCATTAATGTCTTTGAAAATATCGGCTATGTTATCGCCGGTTAAACCTGCCTGTTCAGCTGCGTATTGCCAGGATAGCAAATCCTGGGTGGACATTTTTAATGACTTAGCCCAGCGATCTGCCTCGGTCACTTGCTGAGCTGTATTTTTTACAATCGCCAGCCCAGCAGCGCCAATCCCGACAGCGGCAGTTGCCGCAGCTGCTCCAATAGCAATAATGGAGGTGCTTATTTCCTTGGCGTCTTTTTTTACCTGGTCACGCCATTTTTGGGATGCCCTTTCGGCTTTATCTATTCCTTGAACAAATCCGCCGACCTTTGCTATGAGATCAATTGTTAAAGTACCAAGGGACTTGCCAGCCATTTAATTTTCTCCAGGCAATAAAAAACCCCGCCGGAGCGAGGTTCATTTTAATTTACTAAATCTAACTTTTTCCGCACCCTCCCACCTGGAAGGAGGCCGTATAGTCAATAGCATTATTTTTATTCACCAGATAAAGGTATGACTTATTACCTACATAACCGCCATAACTGTTTTTAGCGTTAAGAGTAAAAGGAACTAACCATCCGTAATAAGTTGTAAATCCTGACTTGCACCAACCTTTGAAAGGTTCATTGAAATCATATCGTGCAGAATAAGGGTCCTTAAGGCGCGCCGACATACTATCTTTAATTATTTCCTGATAATTATCAGGTAACTTCCCATAATCGGCGCGGCTTAGCTCAGCCTTATCTGGCGCACTAACGCAGCCACCTAAAAGCATTACAGTAAAAACAACAGCTGTTTTCTTTATCATAACTCCCTCGGTATAAATATAATCATCCCAGAGAGTATATAACCAAATAAATGATATCAACGCCAACTTTTCATAGCTTCTTCCAGAGATAATGGCGCTTCGTTGATGTGCGGTGCAAAGTCACTTACCTTGAACGGCGGCGTGTTCTTTGCCTTATTGATGTTAGCCAGGACAGACGCCACCAGCGAAGCCCCCCACTCGGTACGCATCATGATATTGAGCGGTCCGTACTTCTCACGGTACTTGAGCCAAACCAGAAATTCCCTGCGACTCATCCGCTCCTGAGCCTCTGCGATGGTGCGGCCGCCGATGCCGTTCATCACCAGTTCGCACCAGAATTCATCCTCGCCGGTTAGCTCGTAGTCTTTCCCAGTTCGTTTACATCATGAATTGCAGCCAGGAGGGCCATAACGATCGGACCGTCTAGCGCCCCACGCTCCGGGGTAGCAGTTCCAAGAATGTCAGCCGCGGTAAACACTGGGGCGCCGTGCTGATCGCAAATATGCGCCGCAATGCGCTCAGCAATCGGGTCCGATTTCCCGTTATACGCCAGCAGTTCAGCTTTAGTGGTGTGGTAGCCCATCGGGCGCACATAGACGGTTGCGATATGCTCTTTCCCGTCACGGCCTTTCCACTTAATTTCTTTTTCCACGGGACGCCCGGTAAAGGCACCGGTTTCTTTTAACGTATCGAGAGTAAGTTGCATTTCAGCTCCTGAATAGAAAAGCCCGGATAACCGGGCATATTAATTACGCTGCGGCCTTAGGCACCCATACGGAAGAGCCAGACCGCTGGATCGTGGCGGAGGTCGTCACAACAGCGTTACCCTGAAAATCAAACGGGAAGTCAGAAACGTAACCCTGGAAAATGAACCAGGTGCGATCCGATGGCAGCACCAGGCCATCAACAGCATCCTCAGCGCCAGGAGCGGCGGCTGTCGGGACACTGGTTCCATCTGACCAGCCAACCGCAAAAGTTAACGGCGTCTGGTCATTCGCTTCAGCGAGGCCATGCAACATAATGTGGCTGGCGTTCGTCGGATCAGCGTTAAGCCCGACGGTTGCGGCCGCAGGCGTTTTAAGCCCCTTTTTGTAGGTTCTGGAATCCCGCTCACTCAGACAGGTATCTTCAATCTGATCGGCAGGGTTGCCGCCGGGGTTGAAACTGGTGATGCATTCAACCTCGCTGACCACGCCAGACTTGAGCACAAAAAACTGCGTGCCTTGCGTTAATACAGACATGTTTTGTCTCCATAAAAGAAAAAACCCGCACAAGGCGGGTCAGTTTGGGGTTGTTGGTTATCTGGTCGTTATCCAGTCAACATCAAAGGAATAGCGGAATCGCATTGTTTCAGGATCGCGGCTTTGTTCACCCCATCGGGTGATATAGGCCTTGCCCTCAATCGCGTCGCGTAAAGCACGGGCAACGGCGATCACGTCGGTGTCAGTATCACCATAGACATCAACCTGCAGAGAATAGTGATCTGCATCTGGCCGCTGGTTTAGATAATTTTCAGGGTTGCCACCTATGTTTTGCCAGACTGCATAGGGGTAAACGATATTATCGTCCTGCATACCGAACGGATAAAGCCGCACGGGATTAGAACCTAACAAATCCCTGACTGCCTGGCTGGCTGCGCAAACTGCAAATATTGGAGCAATCATACCGGAGTTCCTTTTTTAGCCGCCCGTCGAACAGCCCGATCAATGGACTTTTCCAGCTCCGCTGCGAAAGTATTAATTACGTCGGTATCAACACCATTGATCGCTGGCCGCAAAACAGGCTTTGCTGCTGCGTGCTCTGTGCCGAACTCCAGGAATCGCCAGTACCAGGTATCCCCGCCGGGATTACCTTTATCTCCGGCAGTGTTAAAACTTTTGCCCGCCCTGCCTTTTCGGAGGTTGGCCTTTGTATTGGCGTATTGCCTGGCGCCGCCCATAACCCCGACACGAAACGTTGGATCGCCGGTTCTGCGAAATGCCTTGCTGCTGAAACTGACCACAATGTTTTTGTAGATAGCCTCTTTGGTGAGAGGATCATCAACCCGCGCGGCATTATTGCGCGCTCTGTCCCTGATGACGTTTGCCGCTTTACGCAGCGCTGCACGACCGGATTTATCGCGAGTGACCTGTGAGACGGCATCCAGTTTCCCCAGGACGGAATCGAGGCCGGTCAGGTTTACTTCCACGCCATCAGCCATCGTTAGCCCCCTCTGAACAAGGCAGTGTCAGGTATTCCCTGCCGCTCCGTGGATCAGGTAAAACGCCCTCAATGTTGTAGATGCGGCCACGAAACAGGATCCGATGTTTGCGGGTAACACCCTCACGGTAACGAATCGTTATCCGGGTGGTAACTTCGCCCTGAGAGGCCTGGGCGGCGATAAACTCACGTGCGGATAAAGGAGCGACTTCGGCCCAAAGGGTTGCGACATCGCGCCAGGTATTAATTACGGCTCCCGTTGTCGGGTTCTGTTCTTTGACCGGTTCCTGCAGGGTGATCCTGTGACGCAATTTTCCGGCCTGCATATCACCCCCTGGGTTTCCCGCTCAGATAGGTTTGCTGCTCTGGCGCCTCATCGAGATCGCCGGCAAGCGACTGGATAATTACATCGGACAGGGCGACGTTAGACTCAGCCAGGCGGTTTATCGCTTCCGTCTGCTCTCGCTGTGCTGTTGTTTGTTCTCTCAGCGCTGCTATCAGCGCGTTTACCAGTTGCTCGTTCATAGGCTATTTTCGTCCACTTTTTTAACCACTCACGCCGTTTAGCACATCCTGAGCAGCCCATTAGTTCCACCTCCGGTGCCTAATCAGCAGCTCCTCAACGCCCAGCGGAACTTCCGATAGGTTCTGCGCTGCCGCTTCGCGGTTCGCATACCAGTGTCCAATCAGCAAAAGCATTGCCGCCCAGATGCCGGAAGTAAAAATAACCTCACGGGGCTGAGTTGCCCCTTCCACTGGCGGCGTTAATGTTTCGACCAGCGCACCGTCGCAAAACCGCTCAACATAATCGACGGAGGCCGAAGCATAGGCAGCAATAAGCGTATCTTCGTCGTCACCATCAACCTTCAGATGCGCCTTTATCTGCGCCAGCTGTTCCTCGCTTATTTCCACCTTTACCCCCTGGTTTGGCTTTAGCAGGCTCCGCAGAACCAGAGTCTGTTGCCTTTTCCGGCTCAACCGCCTCGGCCAGATGCAGTTTCACCAGTACTTCGCCGATTTCTTTAAGCACCTCGCGGATTTCCCCCTGAGATACCGTACCCAGGTGATAATGCGAGAACATACGGAGAGCTTTAATTTTCATCTCATTTACGCGGCCATTGCTGGCCGCGCCCTTTTGTTATGCACCAGTGCTGACAGCAATATCACCCGTCACAATCGCTGCCGGGCGATAGTGGGCCAGCGCCAGGCGCTCTTCGCAAAGGATGGTCAGCATGTTTTTAACGAAGTTATCGCGGTCCTGGTTGCTGATCTCGATGGTGGCATCCATGCGATCCCAAACCTGCGACGCCAGGCCAAACGCGCCAACGGTGAATTTGCCTGCCGTCTGCGCTGTGGTCGACACCACCGGAAGCCCCCAAAGCACTTTCGAGGCAAACGCCTGCGGGCCACCGAGGATGTAATTGCCGTTAGCGTCCTTCAGCAGAGCAATACGGTGCCAGTCCGCCGGATTCAGAATGATGCCGTCGGCTTCGAACTCGCTCAGCGATACCTGATAGATGGCGTGTGCCAGAACATCAGCGCCAGTATCTCCGGTTGCGTTGAGTGTGGTTTCGTAGTCGTTCGCTACTACGTTGAGCCCCTGCAGGTTATCGCCGGTACCGTCCCCGTTCAGCATCTGGTTCTCTTCCACCAGTGCCAGTCCGTACATCATGCGGGAATTGATGTAAGACTCGAGCGCCGGGGCATCATCCATAATCTGGCGCGATGCCTGGATCCAGTGGGCGATAGTTTTCACGTTCGCCGTTTCTTTGGTGAAAGTGATGTTGCTTTCCGGCTTGAGGGTACCTTCTGCCACTGGTGCTGCAGCGTTGGTAAACACGTTTTCGCGCACGTATTCCAGCGCGTTACTGGTGATACGCCCCTGTGCCAGCAAGTCACGCACGGTCAGACGGCGAAGACCAGGCATAAGAATACCCGGCAGCTGCTGCGGCAGGACCAGGGCACCTGCTGACGCAGCGCCGGAACCAATCGCTTTATCAAAACTGGTAACTTTCGCTTTGGTACGCGAGCCGTCCCAGCCCTTCATCAGGTCTTCAGATACGCGCTGAGCAAATGACTTCTGCGCAGTCTGATCAGGAGAGTTTCCGGCCAGTTTCTGCTCAAGATCGAACAGGCGGGTGCCGGTGGCTTTCAGTTCTTCCTGTGCTTTCGTCAGATCGATCTGCAGCTGCTTGTTGATTTCACCGGTCTGGTTGATGGATTTACGCTGTTCTTCGATAAGCTCCTTTACTTCTTTTTGGGAGTTTTCGATAGCTTTTTCCAGTACAGATAATTCAGACATGTGTCACTCCGTTAAGGTGTCCGCAGGTTAGCGGCAAATGAGTTAATGCGCTGTGCCAGCGCGTCAATGTCGTCGCTACCGAACTCGCTTCGGCCTGCAGACTTAACACGGGCGATAAATGCCTGTGCTTCAGAACGCGAAAGCCCGACTGAATCCCTCAGCCAGGCCTCCGCATCGCGAATAGATTTGATGCTGTCGATGCTCTTCATGGCCGTTACGCCAGCGAGCTCGTTAGCCGGGAAAGTACAGACGCTAATTTCCCGCAGGTAAGAGATGTTTTTGAAGATGAGCCCTGACGTGCCAACGGTGTAATCATCAGGCCCAACGGAAAACCCCACTGACATCCCTTCAACCGTGCCATGCTGCATGGCAGCTTTCAGGTCTTCGGCCAGGCTAAGCCCTGGAGTAAGTTGACCACGGACAAATAGCCCCTTGTCATCTTCATGCATGGAATCCCATTTACCGACCGGGATAGCGCGTGTCTGGTGGTTAAAGAACATGGCCACCTTGCGGGTCTGATTAGCAATCACACCAGCGAAAGCACCTGGCAAAATAATGTCGCCATCGGCGTCGGTGTTATTAAAAACCGAGGCATACCCTTCAAATGTTCCCTTACTGCCGTCGCCGATGAACTTGATTTCTGTCTGGTCGAAAGCCAGCGTCTTCTGAATGTCAGGCATCATAGCCCCCATAAAAATTAAGCCCCGGCATTGCGGGGCTCTTTGTTTGTTCCGAGATCGGTAATGGGCACGTTCTGCGACTGCCGTGTCGCCACATCACCTCCGGGCAGCGGCGGCAGGTTATCCAGCCTTCGAACCTCGTTAACGGTCCGAATCCCGGTGTTTACCATGATTTGCATAAATGATGCCCGGCTTGTTGAATCACCGCGCAACAGCCCGTCGAGGTTATGCTCGGCGTGAATGACGCCCTGTTCTGACTCTTTGACCAGCCAGCGCTCAATGCTGTACTCCCACCGATCAAGGTAGGGTTTGAGGGTATACTGGAGAAAGCCCAGGTTTTGCTGTTCAATCCCCGATCCCCAGGAGGTGGTTTTGTCCACGTCGCCGACCAGATGTGGAGGCACGCCGTAAAATCGCGCCAGTTCGGCGACCTGAAATTTACGCGCAGCCAGAATTTCTGAATCCTGAGGCGAAACGCCGATAGGTTGCGTGGTGAAGCCGCTCTCAAGGATCCAAAGCCGCTTTTTGACCGGGCCACCAGCAATCTCCTTAAAGTTTTCCTCCAGTTGCCCGCGCTGCTCTTTCGTCAGCACCTTGCCGTCAGTCATCAGGATCTGCGGAGACTTCGCACCGTTGGCGAAAAATTCACGCTGGTTATCTTCCATCGCTATGGCCACACCAGCAGACTTCGCACTGAACGCCAGCGGCGAAAGACCAGTCAGACCATTGAAGCCAAATCCTTTGAGATGAAAAATTTCTTTCTGTGAAAAGTCAGCGTATTCAGTGTCCCGTCTGTAGCGGTAGATAATATTTTTACCGTTATCGCTGAGCCGAACTTCCATATTGGCGCTCATCAGTGGAACCATGCTAATCACGTCACCAACACCGTTTCGCTCAACATGTGCATAGGCGTTGCCGTAGGCACATAGCTGCATAGTCATTGCTTCGCGAAACTCAAGAGCGGTCATGAAGTTGTTGGGACGGAATCTCAGCAGTTTCGCCAGGGGGTGACTGTTGTCCACTTTCGTGCGCTGATCATTTTTGGTCTGATAAACATCGAGTGGTAAAGATGCTGTTACGGTGGAAATTAACCTGATGCAGGCCCATACCGTACTGATTTGCATATTACGCTCATCAGTCACAACAGAATCACCAACCACACCGTGCGCTGACGTACCCGCCATTTGCGAGCCCTTATCGGGTGTCACCAGGCGACCGCCGGTCAGGATAGAGGCCATGCGCGCCCAGAATGGCGATCGCGTCCGCAGGTCAATGCTGTAATCGGTATCTGCCATTTTTACACGCTCAAAAAGTTGTAAATGAAATCATTAACGTCACCCTGCTCCTCTACCTCGTCACTGGTCTGCGCGCCAATAGACATCGCCAGCGCTACCATACCGTCGATACGTCCGCTCGACTTACCTTTCACAAACTTGCGGTTACCGGCAGGGTCAGTGATTACCGTGGCGTTTTTGGCGCACATTTCGAGGATCGGATGATTGCCGTGCTTCAACTGCGCACCGAGCAGTTTGGCTTCCAGCTCCCTGAGCGCAGGCGACATGGAAACAAACCCCTGACCGAACTCTACGAATCGTTCGAGCTCCACATCGGTGAAACCAGCATCGATGAGATGCGGGCGAAGGAAGCGCATGTTATAGCGGTCAAACGCCAGCGCCCTGACGTTACAGAGATCAAAAACGCGCCGCAGCTCCCTGGCGATAAATCCATACTCGATAGCCTTACCAGGAGTCGTGTTTAGCCAGCCCTGCTTCGCCCATATGTCATAAGGCACACGATCATTACGCGCCTTATCTGCCAGCCCTTCCTCCGGTAGCCAGAATTTACAGTGCACATCGCCCTGCGTGGTGTTCAGTACCAGTGCGGTCAGGTCTGACACGCTGGAAAGATCGAGCCCGCCCCATACGGTAGCCCCCGCAAGTTCACCGGGTTCCTCCTTGTTCATATGCCATACGCTCTGGCTAACGAACGGGCTTTTCGCTTCAACCCTGCGGTTTAACACAAGGTTCTCAAACTCTGCCTGGCGAGACGGCAGGCGTTTCGCACTGGCGGCCATATCCAGCACTTCTTTCTGGTTCATGAACACATCGAAGGCCGGGTTTGCCAGCCTGATGGCCTCAACAGAGAAAGGATCGATATCTTCCGGCGCGGTCTGAAGCCGGACCACCGTCCGGGGATCGGCTCCGGTCAGTCCATCATCAATCAGCAGGCTAAGCAGGTCGCTCGCATCAGGCGCCTGGGTGCTGATGATTATCGAAATAGGGTTATCCTGTGCAGCGGTGGCGGTTTCCAGCGCTTCATAAAGCGGGTCTCGCGGCCCACGCACCTGGCCCAGTTCGTCGTGTGCGACAAATCGCGGCGAGAAACCGTAGGCCGTGGTAGCTTCGGCACTCAGTGCGCGGTAATAAGAACCCAGCTCAGGGCAGTGGATTTCTTTAGCTGAATCCTTGATCACAACGTACTGCATTAGTACCGGGTTCATCCGGCACATCTTCGAGGCAAGGTTAAACAGAATGGCCGCCTGGTCGCGTGAGCGTGCCGCAGAATACAGCTGCGAGTTCGGTGCAGCCTCGGGCCCTACCAGGTAGAGCAGCATCAGCATGGCGGTTTCCACCGTTTTGGCGTTTTTTCGCCCGCGACTGATGATTGCGCGGCGTGTACCATGCTTGTTGTCGAAAATGGCTCTGAAGTCATCCTTCATGAACTCAGCCATTTTCAGCGGCTGGCCGACAAACTTACCTTCGGGAATATAAATATTTCTTTCGCACCAGAGGATATTCCTCTCGGCTCTTGTCAGAGTTTTTTTAGCCATCGAAGAGCCTTATTCAATTTCCCAGGGTTTTTTCTCCCGCGGCAGATTTTTGTTGGCGCGTCCTACTGTTTTAGGATCAGCAGTCGCCTGCCGGGTGATACGCAGTCGCGTTGCCAGTGAAGACGCAGACCGTACTTCACGTTCGCGCATCGTGAGCAATTTATCGTAGCGCTTCAGCCCGTCATCCCGAGCCAGCCATTCCAGCTCAAACTCCTCGATCTGAGTGGTTAACAGTCTCGCCTGCACCACATGCCGACAGTACATTTCCATCATGTCGCGATGTGTTTCAGTAAATGAGCTGGCCGGGTTATCGTTAACCAGTCTGATCCAAACGTTTATCTCTGGATCGCTAAGGTGTAACGAGGGCTGCAGCCTGCTTTCAGCCAGAGCCGGAAGCGACACAGCCGTCGTCGCGGCAAGAGATTTTCTGCCTCGCTGTGCCATCGCTTTTTTCCTTTTTTTCTGGACGTTTTTGAAAAGAAAACTGGGGGCGCGGTCTTTTTACGATTGCCGCCAGAGTTTTACCCCTCCCCCCACCCTCTCGGGCTGATAATGAGAAAATCTATCATTTCTCGATGATCCGCAAGTTTTCACGGGGATGACTGGCTGGCTCCAGGCGCTCACCGACACCGACAGACATTGTCAGGATGAGCGTTGGTAGCGTCTCTTTTGCTGTATGACTGAAGGAGATGGAGGATGCAGAAAGAAAGCTCACACCATCAATGCTCAGCTCCACCAGCTTGCCATCCTGGTATTCAATCTTCAGGTCTTGCATTGCGTGCTCCTGTTACCAGATGACCCTGCCTTCATTGTCGAACTCGGTAACCGTTCCGCCCTTCTCCATGCGTTGCTTAACCGAGTCGTGGCAGCGCTTGCATAGCGACTGAAGATTGTCTGGGTCGTGGAAGAGGGTTTCATCGCCCTTGTGAGGTTTGATGTGATCAACAACGGTTGCGGATATCACCTGATTTCGCCTGAGGTGAAACTCGCAGAGTGGCTGCTTCTGGAGCTGGTGATATCGCAGCCGGTACCAACGTTTGGTATTATAGAGATGATGCCAAGGTGAATTGGAAGCCATATTCATTCCAATAAAAAAGCTACCCGAAGGTAGCTACTCAATGGTAAAAAAACAATGCTGCTATCCAGTTAAATTTTCAGCTTACTTCTTATGTGCTCTTTCATGATGAGAACCTGTTCCTCCAATTCTATTGAGGACTGATTAATGTTTTTTGTACTCCCCTCAACATCGGTCTGCAGACCTCTCTTAAAACGTTCGAAAACATCATTGCATTTCTTCATCTCACCTCGAATTTTTCCCAAACGTGGTGTTAACTCATAAAAATAAATATGCAACAAAGACTCAAGCCGATCATACACACCCGGCCCGAGAGATATACTTTCAATATATTCATTAAAGCCAGACCATTCCCTCTGACTTTTGATATATCTAATTTGTGCCATCTGGATCAAAAACAACATTTTTTCCCATCGACAAAGGAGGGTATAGAGCTCTTCTCCTTTATCTCTTATGACTTTTAGTGAATCCTTTTTTGATTCATATTCAATCTGCCTTTGCCACCTTACATCTGCAAAATGATTGGCTAGCAAAGCACCACCAAATGCGCCAACAAGGCCTACAAATGGGGTTAGTAGTTCACGCCAAGGTATTTGAATAGCCATTGTGGCCGCTGTACTGGACATAGTATCTCCTTCTCAATCAGGAGAATTTAGCATTATCACAGGCACTTAGTGAATGCCTGCTGTAATGCCTTAACTCGCCAGCCCTGTGCTGGTATCAAACAGCGCCAGCGCTTCGGTCGCTTCCTGGATGGCCTTACGGGTCTTCGAGATAATCTCACTTTCAGTGAAGACGCGATCGAAAGAGTCAGCGAATAGCTCAGCTTTCAGATTGCTATCACCAACCCAGTCAATGGCCAGCTTGGCCGCTGCGGTGTCGTAGTTAACTTTCTTGATGATATCCAGGCGGATTTGCTCGGATGCGGTGATCTCTGACATGTCTTACCTCTGTGCGATGTGGGGAGCATTATCGAAGCCACTCAGTCAGTGGCTTCTGTAATATCCTCACGTGGGGATGAAGGCTGGTTTATCCCTTAGTGGGGTTAACAGTCAGCATCTGGCCGGGCAACTGCGCGGCATGCCCACATACAGGCTTCCTGCATTTTGGTGCGCGCAATGGCGAGACAACGCAGTGCTTCAGCACGCTCGATAGCCTCATGAGAGTTGACCTCTACAACCTCCAGAGAAAGGTGAGTACGTTCGATATCAAGCTTCTCGCAAAAATCACGGCTAATTTCTTTCAGCTCATTCATTTGCGCGATATCGTCAGCGGTAAGGGTCCGATAACCCTTTACGGTGGTGCCGTCCTGCGGTTTTGCTTCACTCATTTCGTAGCCTTTTCGGTTGATTGCGGGCAATTGGCCAGCACAGATTTGTTGTGCGCCAGGATGTCGCGCTTAGTCTGCGTATCCAGCACATCGATATCATGGTGAGTAAGGTAGATGATCCGCACCCAGTTGCAGGCGGTATCAACCACCACCGGGGCGGGTAAAGTTTTCGCGCAGCTCGCGATCAACATCGTCATCAGGCATACGCTTAACGCTCTCTTCAACATCGCTGGCCCCTTTCGTTGCATCAGCCCGGCGTTCTGCCGCGGCGACTGTAGCAGCGGCGTTCTCTTCGCTGCGCTGCTGCTCGGCCTTTGATTCAGCTTTACTGGTCCCGCGAGCGTGGCCAATACCGAACGCGCCAGCGATAACCGCCAGCAAAGCAGTTGCCAAACCAATAATCATTTCAATGCCCATAGTGACCTCATACCAGTACAGATTTAGCCAGGTTAAACAGCGCTCGGCGTTTATCCAGACCGTTTCGACCACCGTTAATAAGCAGCGTTACACGCTCCACGTCGCCGGAATGAAGCAGGCAACCGTGGGAAACATAAAACCATGCGGCTGAACGCGCTGCGTAATCATCTCGCTCCAGCAGCTCAGGCTGGGTGACAAGTTCAAGCTTCAGCGCCAGTCCGCAGCTGCGATAGTTGCTCAGGCCCGTGACTTGTTTCAGACCGCGACCGCGATATTTCCAGCCATCACCGGCAACCTGATTACCGAGATTCTTTTTTCCCCACTCGCCCCCATACACCAGATTCGCGATTGCTCGCTGATTAGCTGGCTGCGTTGCCGTTCTGCCGAGTGCGGCGGCCTGCTGGGCGGTGATACGGTGTTTACCGAACGTAGGCACAAGGCTATCTGCTGCATAGTTCAGATTTTCCACCAGCCGGGTAAAGCCTCCGGACTCATGTCCCATCTGGGCAATGAACATTGCCTGATCGAGTGGAGCAGTGATGCCAAACTCTTTCATCGCGGCTGCAATATGCGGAAACCAGCGCACAGCTAACCCGGCGCTGATGCCAGCCGCCTTTTGAAATTGTGATTGATTCATTAGTGCCTCAGTGCATCAACCAGACGCGCTATATTCCCCCTGAACCAGAGAACTGCGCCGCAGATAAGAATGTTTGCCAGTACCACCAGCCAGTGGGATGACTCGTACAAGCCAAACAGGAAACGGAAAGGGATGCTGGCATAAACCAGCACAGTGAAGTAAGCCATCAGCGATATCATGGGGCGGTGTCTTGACCCGTCGCGCCGATAGAACATCAACGCCCCAACAATTACAGCGCATATCACCGCATTGACGATTGCGCTCGGATCACTTGTTACCATTGCTTGTCCCTCCTCCACGTAAGCGAGAGAGAATCCCAAACAGGCTACCCAGATCCTGACTGTTAACGAACGTCAGCAATTTAATGGCTATGGCTGCAACGATTACAGCACCGAGTGCATCAAGCGGCCTGTCACTGTACCCCGTCCACTTTGAGAAGTAAGACCCCAGCAGAGGAGCACCAATCACACCGAAGATGAATGAAGTTATGAAGTAGCCCACCAGCTTTAGGCGGCTGATATTTACTGCCGTAGCGACATAGAACACTGCCCCAGCGAACGCACCAAATACCACGCCATAATCAATGCCAGTTGCAAGGCCGAACATACTGGCCCCCATCAGCCCGCCAGCAGCTACCGTTGTGCCAGAAACAGGATCGGACATTTAGCCCCCTCTTATTGCTGTGAGTCCTCTCAGAATTGAGGGGAAAAAGAAAAGGCCGCGCATAAGCGCAGCCTCAAATGATTTGTACCTCAGCTTTCCGAGGCGCCTTATTCATGGCGAAAAAAAGCCCGCTCAGAGGAACGGGCAGAAATGTAGGCAATACTGATTCTGTACCGGATCGAGACGCACCTAATAGTCCGAGCTACCGATTTACCAGGAGAGCGCTCATTTTTCCGTTACTACCTTTTAAACATAGCTGGAGAAGCCGAAACGACAACCCCACTACCAAATAGCTTAGTGGCATTGCGTGGTGCCGGGTGCCTCCCGGTGAGCATGCCCCAGTCGGCATGGCCCGCGCTGCATTTACAGGTTCTGTAACTGACTGGTCGCCCCTCCGCATAGGGGGATTCACCACACCAGAAATTTAACATTCAGTCTTTCAGGTTTCAATACTCTGCTTGTCTGAGGTATCGCCCAGCCTGATGTTATCAGCGCGTAGCGGCTTGTTTTTCTCTTTGATAAAATTGATTCGCAAATGATTAAAACATCAACTGGTGAAAATATGAGTAAGTACTCAGACCTTTTACAGGTAATCAAGTCACGGGTTTGCCAAAATAACAACTTCCCCCAAACATTACTGGCAGACTCACACAGTTACAGAGCCAGGCAGGTTTGGTACCGAATAGGACAAATATTCACTCTTGAATGTATTCTCGATGAGTACAGGAAACATTTTTCATCGGATTATTATTATCTTGATAACGATAAGGCTCTTCATCACCTTATCTTCGAAATGACCAAGTGGAAACCTGAAGAGATTAGAAGACTCTCGCTAAACGACTGTCTCTTTATCATTGCCAGTCAACTAAAGCCCAGTTATATGTCAGAAGATGCTGCCGCTGTCCTGGCGTCACTCAATCTGCCGACTGGCCACTATCCTGTTGAGGATTTTCCACAAGAGGACTGGGATCCCAGGGAAAACTCAGCATTCCTTCAAAGCTACCAGTAGCGACTCGCCCAATCTCCGCAGAGATCTGACTCAACCGCTCCTCAAGAGCGGCTTTTTCTGCTATCAGACGGTTGAAGTGGGCAAGATAGATTTTCTGTTGCCCAAGCCAGTCTTCAAGCTGTTGAGTGGTCATGCCCGGGTTAAAAAAATATGGTTGCTGCATAGCTTCCCCTAGATAAGTTACGCATTGTGATTGGGATTCGCTTCAGACGCTGGCCCTTCTGCCGTTCTGGTGCTGGTTGACGGAATCGAACCGCTGACATCCTGCTTACAAGGCAGGCGCTCTACCTTCTGAGCTAAACCAGCAATCTGGTTCAGGGCTCTGCGCAGAGGGCTTTAACGTATCGTGCAGCACGTCTCTACCCAAGAGCCCTGACCGGAGTGCAGAAATGACAAAGCCCAAGGGGGTTAGCCTTGGGCCTTTAATTTATTTCATGCTGCTCAGTTCGCTTTAACGTCCCGAGCCTATCACAATTCAAGCAGTTTCTGGCTCACTTTGCAAGTAAAATCTGGCGCCATTTGTGCCGAATGCGTCACACATTGGTGCGTACAGCATCGATTCTGCCAAACTAAGCCACGTATCAACTCTGCGTCTACAGGTCATAAAGCACCAGTCGGGATGCTTTTCATAGAGCTCTTCCGCTATGCGGCGTTTGCTCTTCCGTAACCGGTAATGCTCCACCAGCAGGTGATACAGCTCTTTGTGACCACCTGTAATAAGGACTGCCCCCAGTACCTTATCAATCAGCAGTCCTTCATCGTCTGTACAGAAGGCCAGGCCGCTTTTGTTTTTCCCCGCGAGTATTTCACGAAAAAACGCCTCAAGCTCTGGCTTCGAGATGCCAGACTTCTTCATCCGGCGTAATGCTTCGTTGATGGCTGTTTTAGTGACTTTCCCGGAAGCCAGTAACTGGTTAAACATATTGCCGCCACTACCGCCGCCGATGTAAGACCAGCGGCCCCACATGCGCAGCTTCCCCTGAATCCAGATGGCCTCCAGCGTTTTCAGCCTGACCATTTCACCAGCTTTTCCAACCTCGGACGGGTTAATCATTATGCGTTCTCCACTATGCCAGCACGCCAATTGCCAGCGAACGATCCAGAAATCGAAACAGCAGCTCCAGCTGTGAGCCGTGCTTCTCCTCAAATGCCACGGTGTCAGCGTGCAACTCGTCGTGATGCGCTCTGCAAAGCGGCAACACAAACAGGTCATGCGCTTTTGTTCCCATTCCACCTTGTCCGTGGCCTATCAGGTGATGGGGATCATCTGCTGGTTTGTTACAGCAGACACACTGCTGAGACTTAACCCAGCGCGTCCAGCTCTCGTTTACCCAGCGGCGGCGCTTTGGCCGCAGCATGAATGATTCCGGCGTTTCAGGATCTACGCGAAGACCGAGAATCTTTTTCTGCACCACTTCGCTCGCCGCTGGCTCCGGCACAATATAGCTCTCCTTCATCACCGGCTGATGCTTAATTTCCGGCAATCGCAGGGCTTTCCGGGCCAGCGATTCAGGGATGACGTGCGCCAGATTGTTTATAACCAGCCACCAGCACAACTCCGGGATCGTCAGTTGATGGTCTTCGTTGAATCCCAGCTGTGAGCGAATAACCGTTATCAGCCAGGATACCAGGTTCTCACGCGCAATGCCTGCCAGCGTCTCTGTGTACTGATCATGCAGCAGGTTATCGCAGGCCCAGCAAAGGCGGATGCTGCCAGGCTCATGCCGGAACAGCGTAAAATTTTCGCTGTGCCATGAGCCGTGGGGATACTGGCATTCAAAACGACGCTCCAGCTCGGCCTCCAGCGAGCTGATACCACCCGCGCGCAGAATGACGTCTTTGTTTTCGAATACTGGCTTCAAAACCGGATCTCCTGCCAGTGGCTGCGTGGCGGGAGGGATAGCGCCAGTTGCGTAGTCGCTGTATTTTTCCGGAGCAGGCTCAATCAGTACCCGCCCTCTCCTGAACATCGGCATGAGATCAGCACCTGGGCGAAGAAGAACAACGCCCATGCGTGGGGCAATCTCAGGGGTTAGTAGTGCTCTCATATCATCTCCACGTCAGGCAGTTGCACGAAAACGTCGGATGGTGATTTCTACTTTCCCTTTCTTCACGATGTTCCCCCACTCCACCAGCATGCGCTTAACCTGACTGTCGTCTTCCCAGACGCCTGTTAGAGTCAGGGCATCGAAAAGCGCTTTGTTGTAGTTATCGATATCCCGACGGCGCTGATCCGGCGGATACAACACTATGTGAACCTCGGCCAGATCAGAGGATGGCCGGGGAACGGCCCGCAGTTGCTCAATAATCGCCGCTCTCGCTGCCTGCTGGAACTTGCGCCCTGTCTCGCTTACCAGATGCCTGCCTTTCAGCGGTCCCTTGCTCGGGGCGCGCCAGTAACTATTTACGCTCGGTGGAAATGGTAAAGTCAGTTTCATTTAGCCCCCTTAAAGTATCGCTACAACGTCTTTTGCGACTTCCCGCGTACTGCTTTTGCAGGAGATCGAACGGCGCGCCTTGATGAATTGCAGGTTAAAACCATGCTCCCGGTACAGGTCGAGAACCTTCGGTGCAGATGAGTTAGAAATCACTACCCGAGCCCCACGGTGAAAGGCAGATACACATTGCTTCGCCAGGTCTACCTGGTTCTCCCAGCTAAAACCACCAGCGACGTAGGCGGTGAATCCGGTTGTTCCCGGCATCGGTTCGTAAGGCGGATCGCAGTAAACCACATCCCCTTTCCCGGCCAGGCTGATAGTTCGGCGGTAGTCAGCGGTCATGAATACGCAGTTATGCGCCATAGCCGCGAAGGCTTTCATCTCATCCATCGGGTAATACGGAGCCTTGTAGCCTCCCCAGCCCACATTGAACTTGTTCGCCTGGTTGTAGCGCATCAGGCCATTGAAGCAATGCCGGTTGAGATACAGGAATGCAGCTGCGCGTTCAGTAGCATCCAGCGTCTGAGCGTTGAACTCGGAACGGATCAGCTCATAGCCATCTGGTGACCGCATGTGCTCAAACATCCAGCGGGCCTTTAATTCCACTTCATCCGGCACCACCGCTAACATCTGATACAGATTAATCAGGTCCGGATTAACGTCCGCCAGCAGGTAATCTGCGTGCTTTTCGCTGTTCAGGAATACCGACCCACCACCAACGAATGGCTCTATCAGGCGTTTCCCTGCAGGGATATGCACGAACAGGTCAGCCAGCTGGGTATACTTTCCACCAGCCCATTTCAGAAATGGCTTGCTCATGAACGGAACCCCGCTGGCACTGAATAATCTACGTCGGAATAACTGGACTTGAACGCCGTGTCTTGTTTAACCCACTTGCCGCCAGTCCAGGCTGGGCGTCCGGCGGCCTCCCATTTTTTGGCCTTGTCGAAATACTCGACGCAGTTCTCGGGAGCAAACAGCGTTTTGGGCCGAAGGTAATCGCTCATCTTCGGATCCTGAGCCCATTTCTCGTTCAGGTAGTCAACCACCAGCATCAGGTCTTCAGGGCTGTAATCTTCGGCCAGGCGTCCCCGGATATAACCCAGCGTCGTTTTGGTTCGTCCCCCCTTGCCATAGGTCGAGTTGGTTACCCGATTGAAATGATCCAGAACGAGTTCTGCCGGATCGGTCTGGTCTGGTTGCAGCGCAACCGGACAAGAGTCTTTACCTGTAATCTCTGTAGTACTCTCTGTTGTATTCTCTGTAAGATCATCGTGCCAATTTGACCTGATGACAGCGGTTCGTTTTGACCCGGTGGAGCGTTTCACAATGACCTCTTCCATCGTGTCATTTTGACCTGATGGAACGGCGCATTTTGACTTCTTCGATTTGGTCACTTTGACCTCATCTAAAAGCTCACTCTCGTAGTTGATCGTGTAGTAGTTCGTCATATCGCGCTGAGACTTGTTCAGTTGCTCAACTTTAAGCACGCCCAGGCTCTTCAGCCGGGTGAATGTGCGCTTCAGAGTGGATTCAGACCAGAACGGGAATTGCTCCAGCCATTGCTCTGTTGTGTTGTAGATCCAGCGTACGCCGTCACGCTCCAGCCCTGAGTTAGTCTCCTGCAGCCAGTAATTAACCTGCTGCAGCGCAATGGCTTCATTCAGGCCAATGCTGTACGCAAGGTCAGGATTGATGACTATCGGCCTTGATGGCATTAACAGGCTCATAAGACCCCTCTATTTCCCTGAATTTTCGTTTGAACTGTTCAAGTGGGCTGAAACACTCGTGCTGATACCCTTCGCGCAGGTATATAACGCGCTGTGTTTGGGGCTCCCAGCGTATGACCCTGACCGGGACGCCGTAGTGATCTCTGAACCATCGGTTAAGTTCTCGCATACGCTTTCCGCCTGACTTCTAAAGTCATCTACCGCCCATTGAGCAAACTGGTAGCAGACAGGTTCTATCCCACCGGGTACTCTTACCCCATACACGAACTGCACCGGCCCTGCTCCACCAGGAACCGGCCGCGCCACAAGTTGCGACCTGCGGTACTGTGTTGGTAGACTGTTCATGCGTTAGTAATCTCCACTGATAACGACACGCCACGACGCCAGGAGCTGCAACTCGCTGGCGTCACTTCTTTTTGCGTGAAAATAACGTGATAATTGCGGCAATCTCTTCTTCCCGAGCTGCCAGGTGGCGGCGGTGATGCACCATGATTTCTTCAGCTTCATGTCTTTCGATTACCCCATCCTCAAGTGCCTGTTCGATAATCTGATCAACCTGTCCCCTGGCGGCAGAGGTACGCATTGCCCGGCTGAACAAGTCCACGCGATCCAGCTCTTCAAGGTGCGGAACATCCACCAGCAGCGCACCACGGCGGCGAGCGAAGTAGTCAGCCAGTAACGACGTGTTGGAAATGTCTTCCATCGCTTCCAGCTCGCTGACTTCGAAGAAACGACAGCCGTTTTTCTCGTAAAGGTTGTTGTTAAACTGCGTCACCGTCATTCCCAGTGCGCCAGCCATTGCTTCGCGCCCACCAGGATATGCTTTGCACATCGCTTTGACGGCTTCTTTGAGGTTTGGCTCTACCATATTGATTTTCCTTTTGTAGTTACTTTCAAGCAGCCGAATCTGTAGCCTTTTGATAAAGCTCAGGTCGAAAAACTAGCTGCCCATTAGTACGATATGCAGCTTCTGCAGCGCGACCTTTTGGGATCAGACTGCCCGGGCGTTTTCGCCATTGATAAAAAGCCTCAGGAGAAACACCGAAGAAGTCTGCTGCCTTGTTGGGGGTTCCGAAGAACGTTTCTAACTCTGTTGTTGTCATACACCCTCCTAAATTTATTTAGATATTAAGACCAAAGCAAATTTAGGTCAATTAAAGCTAAGATAATTTAGTTTTCATAACATGGCGAACCACAGTGAGCACATTTGGAAGTCGTTTAAAATCATTAAGAAAGGATCGTAAGCTTACCCAGAAGCAACTGGGTAAAGTTGTTGGAGTGACAGATGTCACCATTGGATACTGGGAGAAAGACCAAAACATACCCGGAGGAGTCTCGCTGACAAAATTAGCTCGGTATTTTGGTGTTTCTGAGGACTTTCTCCTCACCGGTAAAGAGGAACTCTCCAATGTAGCGCCTGGCAACTTAGGCGCTATGCAGATCCCTATCATAAGTTGGGTTCAAGCGGGAACTTGGACATCTGAAAGTGATGCTCGTAATTTAGAGGGTGCCGTGGATTACATTTTAACAAACGGCGCTCATTCGTTCGGTACCTTCGCTCTTAAGGTACGTGGAAAATCTATGGAGCCAGAGTTCAAAGAGGGAGACACTATCATTGTGGATCCTGACTTGTGTCCAGGTCCTGGGGACTATGTTGTAGCCAAAAACGGTAGTGAATACGCCACTTTTAAAAAATACCGCGCAAGGGGTGTCAATGAAAATGGTGAAGAGGTTTTCGAATTGGTCCCGTTAAACCCTGATTTTGCTGCTTTAAACTCTGCTGTTGAAAAAATTTCCATCATCGGTGTCGTTGTCGAACACCGCCGCCAGATGCGCCGCTAATCCTTTCCTCTACTCTACCGATGGTGAAAACTAAGAATATTTAGTTTATTCACCTTGACCAAAAAACTAAATTATTTTAGATTTCTTTCAACGGACGCGAAAAGGTGTGACTCTTCGGAAGAGACGAGTCCACAACCAAAAGAGCGCTGGCATGCAAAAAACATCTCGCAGCCGTTGCGGTACCAAAAGCCAGGATGGAACGGCAGAACGCTGTAGTGCTCTTTTTGTTGTGTGGAGATAACTAACCTGATGCCATTGCAGTGGCGGATCGAGGAAACGAAATGAACTTCTTCAAAAATGCTCTTATTTACCGGCTCTCTCGCGATATTACCATCGTGGAAGAACACACCATCGCGGATCTGGCAGACAAGCTTGAACCATTCCGTTTCTCTCCTTGCGGGAGTCAGGATATGGCTAAATCCGGTTGGGTATCTCCCCTTGGACAGTATTCTGACCAGCTATTTCATTTTGTTAGCGGTCAGCTTCTGCTCGTGATCCGCCGGGAAGAGAAAATTATCCCACGCCCAACCATTACCGATGAGCTCAACAAGAAAATTTCTAAGCTTGAATCAGAACAGGCGCGACGTCTGAAAAAGACTGAAAAGGATGCTCTACGCGATGAGGTTTTACATAGCCTTCTCCCCAGGGCTTTCTCACGGAACATCATCACGCGAATCTGGGTGAATACCACCGATCACCTGGTCATAGTCGATGCCTCCAGTGCGCGCAGTGCTGAAGATGCCCTGGCACTCCTGCGCAAGACCCTGGGATCTCTTCCCGTCGTTCCTTTGACAATGGAAGAGCCTGTCGAGCTAACGATGACTGAATGGGTTCGTTCAGGCAGCGCGCCTAATGGTTTTAATCTGGGTGATGAAGCAGAGATTAAAGCTGCTTTGGAGGCCGGAGGTATTGGACGCTTCAAGAAACAAGACCTCGTAAGTGACGAAATTCATACCCACATCGAAGCTGGAAAGGTTGTCACTAAATTATACCTCGATTGGCAGGATCGTATTCGCTTTACCCTTTGTGACGACGTATCCATTAAGCGTATTAAATTCGCTGATGAGCTCGTATCTCAAAATGATGATATCGACCGTGAGGATGTAGCACAGCGGTTCGATGCTGATTTCATTCTCATGACAGGTGAAATGAGTACTCTGATTTCTGATTTGACCAACGCCCTCGGCGGCGAAGCTAAACGATAAATTAACCAAGCATCTAACCCATTCTCATGGGTTGGGTTGCTGCACCCTAAAACGCGTTGCAGCGCGTCAGTTGGAGAAATACAAAATGGGTAAAACAGTACAGCAGTTAATTAAAAATGCCTTTGAGGCAGCTAAAACAATGCCTCCTGCAAATTCAGAACTTATTAAAGAGCTGGCAACAATGCTCGATGTTTCGAATATTACCCTTCGGCAGGCATGTAAAGAACGTGACGCTATGAAGGAAGAAGTTATTTCCTGGGCGAAAGAATGCGATCGAATTGTTGAGCGTCACACAAAAACCCGCAGCAATATGCACGTGCTGGAAGCAATGCGCGATCTGAAGAGTATCTCAACGACATCCACCAGCAATGCGGAGGCTGTCTGATGGCTAAAGACTCAAAGGTTGTATATGGCGCCAGTGGCAAAACGAACGTTTTAACGTTCGAACCTGAAAGCCTGCACCTGGTTACCGACAAAACACACCCGCTTTACGATGAACGGGTCCACCTTCCTATCGACGAAGGGATGGTTCTGAACATCAAGGAGCTGGGTGTACTGGAACCTATCATCGTCTGGAAAGACCCTGAACTGGGGCTCACCTGCGTAGTTGTAGGCCGTCAGCGCGTAAAACATACCCTGGAGGCAAATAAGCTTCTTTTGAAAGAGGGCAAAGACACACTGCTTGTTCCTGGGGTTGTTAAGCGCGGGTCAGCAAATCAGATGGCTAAATACATGGTCAGCGAAAACGAAATTCGCCGACCTGATACACCGCTTGGCCGGGCTAAAAAAATGTCAGACGCGCTCGACCGTGGGCTCGATGAGGACGACATTGCGGTGTTGTTTGGCTGCAGCGTTCAGACCGTTCGAGCAACGCTTTCCCTCCTCGATGCTACTCAGGCCGTCAGGGAAGCGGTGGAGGCTGGCACAGTCACCGTTACCCAGGCGCGTCAGCTGGCATCGCTTAAACCTGAAGAGCAGCGGGAGAAGGTCTCTGAAATCGAAGCGGCAACTGCTGGCACAACCGGCCATGAAAAAGCCCGGCGTCAGCGTCAGATCCTCGGCGAGGCAAAGCCGCGCCTGAAAACCCGCAAAGAAATCATCAAAGCCCTGGAATCAGCCGAGGGTGAGTATGCAAGCGCACTTCGTTGGGTACTTGGGGAGGCGCAATGAATTTTGAACCTGAGAATTACAGAAAATACACCCTGCGTCGGCTCGCCGCCCTGTTAGATGTGATCTGCTGGGTGCTGATTGCCGTAGTAACCGTTGGTATCTGCATGTTTATTGAATGGTGGACAGCATGAACATCTCAACAGTAAACGAGCTCATCGCTTCCCTGGAGAGCGCAGGCGAGCTGTCGATCAGAGAGCAGAATTTCCTGAAGCTGGCGAAAGAGTTTAAGCAACTGGCAGCGGAGAATGTGGCGGCAAAAAAAATAATCAGCGAATGCCGGGAGTATTTCATTGCTGGAGTGATGAACCGCATCAGGCCAACGAATGAAGGCTACCTGCATATGATTTGCGACACGTTTGCAGACGAAACCCCCGCCACCGACGCAGCGATTGCCGGGATTAAGGCTGATTCGATTACCGCTTCTTTGGATGCCTGCTCCGATTATCTCGATACAGACTGCGTTATGGAAAGGCTTGATATCAGCTACGAAGAAGCCGAGAAGCGAACCTCATGGGCAATCGAGTTTCATGATGCGATGGTCAATTTTGCAAACCAGCTGCGCGAGGGGGCCGACAAATGAGCAACTTTGATACTTCATCGCAAGTTAAGGCTCGCAAGTTACATCGTTGCTGTGAATGTTACGGCGCTATAAATCCAGGAGATACCTACGAGAAAGTTTTTGTCGTCCAGGATGGCGATGCCAGCAACTTCAAGACGTGCCAGAAATGCACAGAAGCGCGTGACTGGCTGCTTAACGAAACTGATTGGCCTGACGATATCGACGGCGAAGGGCATTCGTATTTCTTCAGGATGCTGCGTGACCACCTCCGTGAACAAGGCCGTGAAGGGGACCGCAAATACGCATTTCGCGCATATCGGCTTGTCGTCCTGATGGATAAGCGCCGCATGGCTTATGCCAACGCATACAACGCGGAGACCGTGAAAATCCGCGATTCTCTTGCTCAAGGAGTCTCAGCATGACTGATATCACCGAACTGGCGCAGAGGTTAAAACTTGAGGTCCATCGCGCGGTAAGCAATTTCAACCCTCAGATGAATATTAAAACCAGAGACCTAAAGGAGCTGGTAGAGGCGCTGGAGAAGGCGCAGCAGCGTATCGAGGAACTCGAGTCTGATCTATCTGAATGGACAGACTGCAAACACGATGGTGCTACCTACTACGACATGAGCGGCCAAGAGCGCTGCGGAAGATGTGGTGCGGATCTATGACCAGCAAATTAAAGCGTCGTCGCTGGCGGCGCATGCGCGATGATTTAGTTTGGTATAAAGCGGAGGCAAAAGACCTTCATTCGCGGTTAATGGAATTAGCCGATGAAGTTTCAACACTTCGCCACCATGTCCTGGCCGTTCCTATGCCAGTGTTGGTTCCAGTTCAAACTTACGTAGCAATTACAGGAGAGGTAGACCACGAGCTATGTAAAAAATGTAATGACGGCATTCGTGGAGGATGCTCATCTTGTACGTATCGTAGAAGTTAAGCCGGTTGCAGCCGGTATATGGAGAAGAAATGTCACGTATGGTCTCTTTACTCGAATGGGCGAAAGATGAATTCGGTAGTGAAGCCCCTAGCGAGCGAGTATTAAAAAAATACGCTAAAGGCCAGATGATAGCACCACCACCGATGAGAGTCGGGCGGCGCTGGATGGTTGACAAAGAAGCTCGTTTTATAGGTGTAGTTGCTGAACCTCAACTTCCAATAAATGTTAACCAAAAATTGAGACGGATAATTAGCGATGGCAGCTAGACCGCGTACCCATAAAATCACTATTTCAAACCTATATTGCAAACTTGATAAACGTACCGGAAAGGTTTACTGGCAATACAAACACCCTATCTCTGGTCGTTTTCATAGCCTCGGCACGGACGAAGCCGAAGCGAAGCAGGTGGCAAGTGAAGCAAATACGATAATTGCAGAGCAACGCACCAGGCAGATCCTTGGTATTAATGAGCGTCTGGCTCGCATGAAAGGAAACCGCACGGATATTACAGTTTCTTCATGGCTCGATAAATATGAATTGGTGCAGGATGAAAGATTGAAACACAACGAACTTCGCCCAAACTCTTTTCGACAGAAAGCTAAACCAATCCGTCTTTTTCGTGAGCATTGTGGCATGCAATATCTAAAAGATATAACAGCACTTGATATTTCCGAAATAACAGATGCTGTTAAGGCAGAGGGTCATAACAGGATGGCTCAAGTTGTACGCATGGTACTAATAGATGTTTTTAAAGAGGCTCAACATGCTGGTCACGTTCCACCAGGATACAACCCTGCCCAAGCAACAAAACAGCCTCGAAACAAGATAAGCAGACAAAGGCTATCACTTGAGGAATGGGAGGCTATTTATATATCCGCCGAACAACAACAACCTTATTTGCAATGTGGAATGTTGCTTGCCATTGTAACAGGGCAACGCCTCGGAGATATTTGCAATATGAAATTTTCGGATGTATGGGATGATATGCTGCATATTGAGCAGGAGAAAACAGGAACTCGTTTAGCCATTCCCCTTTCTCTCAGAAATGAAGCGTTAAATATTACTCTGAGTGATGTTATTTCAAAATGTAGAGATGCTGTGGTGAGTAAATACCTTGTTCATTTTCGCCATAGCACCTCACAGGCTAGTCGTGGTGACCAAGTGTCAACCAAAACACTTACTTCAACGTTCAAGAAAGCACGGGATAAAAGCGGTCTTACCTGGGAAGAGGGAACAGCACCGACTTTCCATGAACAGAGATCTCTTTCAGAGCGCTTGTATCGTGAGCAAGGAATAGACACTCAGAAACTATTGGGCCACAAAACAATGAAAATGACTGACAGATACAATGATGACCGCGGCAAAGAGTGGATCGTTGTTGGTAAAAAAGCAGTATGA